GGCATGGAGAGCATGGCTCGGGTCGTTGAGTAAAATTGTTTATGCACATTACATGTGTTATGAGCAGCCGAGTACTGTATCAGCATTAGATATACAGAGGGCGTTTGCTGAATTGGGATTCATGATTGATGAAGAATATCTGAGGTTTGATGCATTTGAAGGTGAACGGATGCCTGAGTTGTGGATTGGAGGTAGTCCGATCAGATTACATCTAGATATGGTTGAATCAGCTGGTGAGTTCAGCGATGAGGAAAAGAATCTGATTAAAATATCGGCCGCACAAGAGTGGGCTGTTGCTGCTACAATTGTAATGTTGCGCTGTTTGGCGCCAGCGATAGTAGTATGGCTCAGGAATGGCAATGTGTACAATTGCCCAGTTGAGAATTGGATCCCTGCGATGAAGAAACAATTGAGCTGGATAACTAGGGCAGGAATGATAGGTGATTATATTAGTATTGAAGTTTATAAGCTTAGAGCATTAGTCAATGTGACGGCGCGTGCAGATGAGGAGGCTGAATGGAGAGATGATATATCATATAGGACTACTTGGGCATGCCCTAAATTCCAGCCATTAGCGGAGAGGCCATTTGACGCATACGTAAATGTGCTAAAACGTAGTGTGAAAGAAACAGTTGCAGCTCATATCCGGGCAGTTGCAAAAGAACGCGAGATAGAGGATGTGGATAGATGGTGGCAAAGTAGGCACCACACGACACCTTCAGGAAGTAGTAGTCTGAGATATACAGTAGTTCAGCAGTTGAAGGAGGATAGCAGGTTTTCAGGAACAGACAGACCGAATAAAAAAGCAGTAGTCGAGAATCTAGATGATGATTGGATGCGACAATGTTTGGCAAGTTTTCCGATCAATGTCGCTAGATTGAGCACAAAGAAGGAGCCAGGCTTAAAAAACAGGCCATTGCATGCAAATGACGATTCAAGCTATGCAGTAGAAGCCTATGCTTCAGTGCACATGGAGAAGGCACTTGCATTCAATGCTATGTATGGTAAACAAAATCCAGCAGACGTTATAGAATGGATGAAGTGGCAAGATTATTCACTCAAGCACGATTGTTACTGGGTCAGCGCTGACTATTGGAATTTCAATGTTGAACATGCTAAATGGGAGTTGGCATTGTTAAATCTAGAGAGGGCGAAAGGATGGCTAGAGCTGGGTAGTGAAGAGGTGTGCTACGAGAAGGCCTGGGCTTGCTTGTGGATGGGAGAAAGCCAGTTTGAATCGTACTATAGGTTCCCGATCAGACAGAACGCATTCGATGTACCAGATGAAATGGAAGGAGAAAGCTATTGGGTACATAATGGCTTAAACTCAGGTAGCAGGAATACATTGCAAGATCATGACTACATGCATCGTGCTTACGCTGATGGAGCAACTGAGACAATGCTGCAGGTTGGTGAGAGTGATAATCCTTTATATTTAGCGTTTGTTGGCGATGATGAAGATAAATTGGCTGAAGATGAAGTTAAAGCATGTGTTTACATCTGGGCACTACAGACAAGTGGGCACAATCTGCAGGCGAGTAAACAAGAAGGTGGGAAAAGAGATAGTGAAGAGGACATTCGCAACTGTCATCACCCAACTCACACATTCTTACAGCGGAAGGCGTGCGGTACCGAATTACCAGTGCGGCCATTAGCTAAGATATTGGCAACTCTAGCATCTGGGAATTGGTATACTGAACCAGGAGTGTGGTTCGATTCATGTATTACTAGTGTCAGTGATAATTGGTGGGAGTGCGTCACTAGAGGTATGCCACTCCAAATGGCACAAAAATTAGCTATAGCAATGCTTGACAGGCTAATGGTTGTTTTGCCAGAGCAGGGAATCGACGATGTAAGGACAAAACCATTAGAGTGGTTTAGTTTTATCCCGGAACATCCATTGTGGGAAAACGCAAACGTGGAAAGGTTGCCGATGCCAGATATAACTACCAAGCCGCAACCGCATCACAGTTGGCCGAGGAAAGCGACGGACGCTTGGTTGAAGAAACAAGAGCATATCTTAAAGCATCTACGCGCCACAAGAGTTGAGGAATATACAAACTATCTATTGAGAGAGACAGTTGGAACAAGCTTTCATCATTTTAGGCAGCGGACAATGCGTGATGAAGCGCGCGCGTTTTGGCCTGAGCGCATAAGGAGAAAATATGAGTTCGCAGATAGACCATTGCAAGAAAAGCTAGAATGGCATTCATTTATGCAAATTGCAATTGGATTATCACAGGAGCGCAGGCCAGTGGATGCTGAAGAACAGGCAGCTCGCGTAGGTATAGATATATATTTGCTAAATCTGTGCGGAGCTGAAGTCGATCTATATAAGTTCCTTAAGCCTGAGGCGTGGAGTAGGTTTTCAGAAATTGTTGTTAAACAAAACATCCAGAGTATAGTGCACAATGCTGATACTAGCATTCGTGCATGGATCAGCGCTGCACCATACTATATACCTAGTTTGCACTTACCAGGCAAACCTAAGAAGAGATTGGAGCGTATAAGGATTATTCATGCAGCTAACGGCGCTGGGAAGACATTTATATGTCAGCGTTTCAGGAGAATAGTGGATATGGATGTCCCGGCATACAAGTATGTAGGTTGGGTCGAGAGATTGGAAAGAAGTAATCAAGGTGTTGATAATATGTCAGCAGAAGCGCAAGCAGCACTATACCACTGTCAGTTGCACGAGCTGGATACGATAATGACACAATGGCCACTGCATATAATGCAGGATGCATGCTTGAAATTTAAAGTAGAAGCAAAATATTATACCTATGAGGTCGCTGAAGAAACAAGGAGAGAGAGGTTGACTGCCCGCGGGTGGACACCTGAGCGTGTTGAGGAGAATATATCAGCACAAAATGAAATTGCAAGAAAATACATTGCAGTAGCAGACAATAGAATGAGCAATTGGACTGAGTTAGTTAGTCTAGTTGGTTATCGTCTGTAAATAATAAGGGAGCTGTTAAGTTGTTCCCTT